AAAACAACATCTGATTGCATAAAAGTGTTATACTGGAGTTTACATTTCTTAATTGCTGAGTAAGCAGGTAGGGCCTGTGGTAAATCATAGGATGCTAAAACAGAATCGGCCGCGTCGGTTGAAGACCATGTTATATTATTCATAAATGCTGGTCGACAAACCACTTGGCTAATGCTTTCAGCAGAAAGATCGTCAGCCAAAAGGGCTGCGGAATCCGTAGTCAACGAAGCCACTGCGGTGTCGGCAACTTTGTCCTCAGCGTCGATGTATGTAGTTAGACCCACTGGGTCCTCGACTTGAGAGTTGACTTCACCGGCAGTGGGCAGCGATGCCACAGAACCTGTTTGTCTGGATTGGGAATCTGAATAGTTGATTTTAAGTTGTTCTAATAATTCTTGATAGTTGAAAGCTGTCTAATCATACCAAATACAGCCATGGGTTTGGTAAGTTAATCTATTTTATTTATAATTCATACTGCAATACATATTTCGTAGAAGATAAGAAACTATAACATGTAGGATCATTATATGAAAGTTTAAAAGGAAGAAAAGAAAGATCTACACATCTCTGTAGGAGAGATGATAGGGATAATTCGTCCAGTGTTGCGCATTACTGCGGCTTGAAGTTGTTGTTGGAGGATAGTGTCGGGTTCGGAAATCGCTAGTTCTCGCATGGCAGTAGTGACGTTGTCAATGGTGGCCATAACGGGATCTCTGGATTTGGTAACCCAATTGCACATCTCCAAAGAGGAAGCGGTGGCTAATGGAGCCCTATAGACTCCCATCATGCGTTTGAATCCGCGTTTGAGAAAGGTAACCTCTTCGATAGGTCGAGCATGAGTTTCGACGCCGTCTTTGGCGGCTGGTGTGAAGATCATACCAACTTCAGCGAGCATAGCTCCAATGTTTCGGGATGTAAACCCGGGGAACTCAGCAGAAACAGAAAACATAACGTCGTCACCATGTGTTAAGGTGCGAACATTTTGAAGGAAGTCTCCAACTGAAGACAGAGGATAAATCCTACGCCAGGCGTAGAAGAACGCGACAAGATTAACACCGCTGTTGATAGCGGTGGTCCCAATCATACCGGAAGGTAGACTTCCTTCAGCTCTGTAGACCACTCCTCTTGCGCTATGAAATGCGTGGATGCAAAACTCAGCGAGGCGTTGTCTAATAATGTCGTCTTCTCCCGATCCACCATTCATAAGATACCAATTTCTAATTGATTGGTACACTGGTAGTAGAAAGCCAGAAGGTTGAGTTGAATCGAAGGAAGAATAGTCTCCATCGTCTACATTAGGTGAAACTTCATGTAGCCAATCGGCAAGCCGTTGCCAGTCGCCACTCATAGGATTAACACCGGATGTACAGGTGTTTCGCACTTGATTGACGATCAGATGACCGAAGAAGGCTCCGTAGTAACGGCGTAGGAGGATCATGAATACCAGCGGGGAGGCTGA